AGAAACGTCCTGAAATCAAGACAATTGTCATCGATGACTATCAATACACAATGGCAAACGAGTACATGCGTAGAGCTAACGAGACTGGTTTCAAAAAGTTTACTGAGATTGCTCAGAATGCTTGGTCGATAATCAATGCAGTTAAATCTATGCGTGACGATTTGCTTGTAGTATTCATGATGCATTCCGAGGTTACATTCGACGCACACGGTAACAAAGTAACAAAAGCAAAGACGATCGGTAAGATGATGGACAATGTGGTTACCCTCGAAGGTATGTTTACTATTGTATTGTATACAGATGTCACAAAGAGTGAGAATGGTATGGAGTACACGTTTATTACACAAAATGACGGTACGAATACTGGTAAAACTCCAAAGGACATGTTTGGATCTGTTAAAATACCAAACGATTTGAAATTGGTAGCAGAGGCTATCGAAGAGTATAATAATTAATTTAAAAAGAGAGAAAAATGTACGGAACTAACGTAGAGAGTAACAGTACAGGTGGCGTTATGCCATCAGTAGGTATTCAAGAAAATTGCGAACTTGTAAGTGTAACAATGAACACAGAAAAGGGCGGAAGACTTGATTTCGAGTTTAAACAATCAAATGGTGCAACTGTAAAGCATGCAGAATTTCCTGCAAATCCTGATTTCGGAGATGTAGAAAAGCAAGCTACAGATGTATCACGTCGTGTTAAACACATTGCTACTAAATGTATGCAAGAGTCAGAGTTTGTTATAGATAATGTGTCTACTTTTGAAGAGTATGGTCACAAGGTTGTTAATCTATTTGGCCAAAAATACTTGGGTAAAAAGTTTAGAATGCTATTTATTTACAAAGGTAAGTATGTAGCATTGCCTAAGTTTCCTAACTTTATCGAGTCTATGGATGTGCCTGCAGATAAGACTAACATCTATATTTCTGACTGGAATAAGAAGAAACTTGTTAAGCC